CGAGGTATCAAACGCCCCGTTCAGAACGGAAGCGGCCTTGATCTGCTTGGTGGTGGCCATGGAGCGGGCCAGCGCCTTGGTGTAGCGAGCCGAAAGACGGTCGTAGAGGTTGTCCTCAACCGCTTCTTCGGTCAGGCTGAACGCCAGAGCGATGGTTTCGTGCGTGTACCGCGCGGTGTAGACTTCCTGCGCCTGGTCGTAAGCGACGCCAGCGCCTTCGTTCTTAACCGGGGCTTCGCCGAAGCCGGCTTCCATCACCTCTTCTTCAAACGCACGGTCAGACGACTCGATGTCGTAGATTTCCGTGTGTTCGTTCTCGTAGTTCTTGTACTCAAGACCGAACAGGGCATTGAGACCCGGCTCAAGTTCCTTGACAAGCTGTGCACGTGAAATTGCCATGTTTTATACCTCTTAGGTCACAGCCTTGACGCCGGTGGAACCGTACAGATGCTCGTTGATTTTCACAACGACCACTGCATTCGTACCCAGTTCATTACCGGGGACATTCCAAAGGCCAACAATCTTCAGGTTAAGCGCCGCAGTGTCGGCAATCGTCGCGGAATTCAGTTCCATCGTCGAAACGCCAGTAACTGTGCTACCGCCCGTACCGATAACGTCAGCATTTTTGCCGATGTTAGCTTGGGTAACGTTGCCATCAGCCTGAATAATGAAAAGCTGGCTCGGATCATCCATAACGTCGGCGGTAATCTTGCCCGACGTGATGTTGACGCTACCCGGATAGTAGTTCTTCCAGGTCGGCTTGCCCGACGACGGGTCAATGTAGTTACAGCCGTTGAAAACGCCCAGCGCAGCCGAATGGGTGGCAGGGGCGAACTTCACGACGTAGCCGTCTACGATGGTGACAAGGTCACCCTGGTAGATAGCGCCGGACTGATTGTCCGCAATTTCATAACCATACTGCTTCTGGGCACCAGTAGCAGAAAGATTACCCAGCGGACGCAGACCAAATGCCTTATCAACATTTGCCATTGTCTAATCCTCAAAAATAGTTAGTTACCGGACCCTTTGGGTCCGCCAAAAGATACCTTGGTCTGCCGCGACGGTCGGTCAATCCGCATAGAAGAATGCGAATTTGACTTCAAGAGGTCGTTATCGACAGCCTTAAGCTGGTCGTGGGTGCGGGAAGAATAATAGGACCGACGTTCGTCCACTGATTCCTCGGGGATGCGCGCTAGAAGGAGTCCGCCAACGCTGATAACGCCAGCATGGCGACCGTCTTCAACTGACGGAGCAGTGAAATCAGGGTACTCATCGGAACGCACCAGTTCGTACCCCTCACGGAGTTTCCCGGCAATGTTAATCCGATCTTCCTGACCACCGGCTTCTGCACGAATCCATCGATGCTTGTAACCAGCGGGGGCCGGAGGCGCATCAAGACGGGAAGGGGGAGCCCAAGGCTTGCGGCGCGCAGCCGCTTCGCGAGTTTCGCGAGGGCCACGAGTCAATTTCGGCACATCAAAAGCGTCAGACATTTCCTACTCCTTCACGTACTTGGCGTATTCCTCAAGCGGAACACCCAACTTTTTGGCAATCGCAACCTGGCTCGGGGTCAACCGGACAGTGCGGCGTGCATAATTTGAGCCCATTGAACGGGCAGCAGGGGCAACCGTTTGCACGGGCCGGGAACCCCTGGAAACCTGTGACGAACCTCCGAGATTTTGCGGAAATAGATCTCGCATACGTTTGTCAAGTTCATCATAGTACTCATCGGACTGAGGATCAAATCCTTCCTTTGAGATCAGTTCCTTATGGACGCCCCACGCAGCGTGGGTCATGACAGTGTCACGACCAAACCATTGGTTTCGTTCCGCCCAGTCCTCAGCCTTGGGGTCGGGCTCACGACGAGTGGGGGCTGGAGCTTGGACCGGTTGCTGTGCGACGGGCTGTTTCAGGTATGCTTCGCGCTGCGCGGCAACATTTGTAACCTGTTGTTTCTCAAACATGATTGACGTCAGGCGCTGCTGCGCTTCCGTCTCGGTATCCACGTCCCCTTCTTCACGGGCCTTGCGGATGATCTGCTTGAGCGCCAGGGCCTGACTGTCCAGGCGAGTGCTGGCCTCGTTGAGGCGTTCATAGTCGGTCTTCTGGTAGCGGTGCTCCAGTTCCTGGGCTTTCTGTTGCGCGCCGCGGGCATACTCAAGAGCCGCTTGTTCGCGACGCTCAGTTTCTCGGAGGCGGGCGGTCAGCTTGTCAATTCGGCGCTTTACCCGGTCGCTGTACTGGTCGAGTTCGCCCTCTTCGACAACGGATTCAACCTTAGATCCGTTTTCAGAAGCGCTCAATGTAACAGTTGCCGGAGATTCGTTTTCTCCGACGTTAAATTCCAAATCTTCGTCTGCCATATGCATGCTCCTCACATGTGTAGAATATCTTCTGGATCGTTGACCACGCCGATAATCTCGTCGTCATTCAAGATGCGGATTTCTCCGCCATCAATCATGATTCGAGAGCCGGCATAGCGGCCAAAAATGATCCAATCTCCCTCCTTGCACCAAGGGCCGGTGGGAAATTTGGACTCATCTCTGTATGCAAGATCTCCGACCTTGAGGACGTATCCGCATGTGGTCGCGAGCTGGGTGCGGCGCTGGGTTTCGTCCGCTAAAACAATGCCACCCTTGGTTTTTTCCGGGCCGCGGTAAGGAAGAATGGCAATTCTCCAGCCAGTCGGCGTGGGGACAAGGTCTTTTAGGGTTTCGCCCATGTTCTCTGGGCGAAATTTACCATCAGCATCGTAGGCATCTTCAAAGGCAGGGGCGCGAGACTGTTGCGCTTCTTCCCATTTTTTCTCAAGTGCAGTTTTTTCACGTGCGGCTTCTGTCATCACTCCTCCCAGGGTTCAAAAATCGTCATTTGTCCGCTTGGACAGGAGTTCCCTGACCAAGGAGTCGACCATTTTCAATCCCTCCAGACGCCCCATCATGAAACGATATCGCTCCATGTCGGAAATATTTCCGCTGAGGATGAAAGACTCGCTGTCCTCCTTGAGGATACGGATCTCTCTAAGCACGCTTTCTGCAAATTCAATCATGAGTATTCTCAAGATAATGCAGACGCATTACGCCACGTCTGAAGGCGAGGCAATGGTGCAGTGAACACTGCACCATGGCAAGAATTATTTTCAATAAATCTTTGTGGGAGTCCTGCCATCCCTGCGTACAACAGAACGGACGGAGCCGCCCATGCTTTTGCGCGCCTTTCCGGCTTTTGAGTACGCAATAGCCACGGCTTGCTTTGTGGCCTTGCCTACGCTTTTCGGTTTACTAGTTCCAATCTTCCCGGTCTTCTTAAAGGACCTGACCATTTCGGCAATATTGGAACCAATGACCTTTTTACTGCGGCCTTTCTTGAGCGGCATTGCGCTGTGCTCCCTGGATTTGTTCGTTCATCATGACGGCCCGCTCGCGGGCCACCTCTACTCGGTCTTGGGCAATCTTTTCCTGCGACTGGATGCGCTGCTGTTGTATCTGCGCCGCCTGTTGCAGCTTCGCCTGCTCCAGCTGCAGCTTCGCTTGATCCTGCTGCGCGCGAAGTTCGAGTTCCTTTTCCTTGAGCGCGACCACAGGATCCGGACCCGCTTCTTGACCCCCGCCGGCAAGCTGTTCCTGTAGCGCCTTCAGTTCCTGCATGTACTTCGCAATCAGCGTGGCAATCAAACCTTCGCGCTGAATATCGGACACCATGTTCCCGGGGTCCTTTCCATACTGCTTAAACAGTTCTGCCTCAGCATCTTCCTCGGCCTTCAACCGAATGTGGTCAAAAACATGTTTTTGCAGCGTAATCGCGGCTTGGGGAATACTCTGAATCAAAGGCGACATGCCCATGATGAGATGAGCAGTGATGTGGGCGTCATGCTGTTGGCCGGCAAACGCTTTCAGTTCCATCAAATCCATAACCGCCGCATTTTCTGACGCGGGGTCCTTGGGCATTTGAGTGTTTTGCGGCTTCAGTATCCCGTCAATATCCCGCACGTTCATCGCGGAGTACACGCGGTAGTACGCTTCGTACAGGTTGTGCATCTGCGGCGCGCTTTGCGCCATTTCCAGCTGCATTTGTGCAAGCGTGAGACGCTGTGCACTTGAGAAAATGTTCGGATCCGATACAGGCAGGACCGCAACCATCTCGTTGAAGTCGTACCGCTTGATGGTACGGCTCGCTCCGGGCACGTCATACGGGTAGGAGTTCGGCAAGCAGCGGGAAAAGCCCCTTGCCAGCATCTTGAACTCAAGGCCTTGCGAATAATGCAGCCGCTTGTGGATAGCCGACATGACCATCGACCCGCGTTCCAGCAGTGCAAGCGTTGTTCCCACCGCCGCCTGTTGATTCCCGTCGCCAACCTGCATGTCGGCGATGCTGGCGAGGCGCTGTCCGGCCTCCACCGTGAATCCAAGCAGCTGGAACAGCGTCTGACTGGGTTCCTTGTACGGAAGCGGCATGAGAGACGCCGTAAGTTCCGCGCCTCCGGCGTCAATATCTCGCCATTCGCCAGGCTGGATCGGATTATCGTCGTCCGCGATCCGCGCGCCTTTGGCTTTGAAGCCCGCGGGAAGGTTCGCAAGCGTTCCCGCGTCAAGAAGTTGACGCAACGCAGCAGTCGCTGCCTTGGAAAGTCCTCCGATGAGATGCACGAAGCCCAAGCCATACGCGCCGGGGCCCTCGACCAACGGGTAATGAACGAAATATTCGATCCGTCTCTTGTATTCGTCCCCTTCTTCCCAATTCCGGCGGACACCAACGATTTTTCCGCTGTTTTCTTCAATCGTTACGACGTAAGGACGCTTGATTTCGGTCAGATTTCCGTCTTCGTCCGTGTCCTCAAAGCCCTCGATGTCTAGATCAACATGAAATTCAAGCAGAAATAGCTCATCAGTGCGGCTGGTAGGAGAAAAACCGACCAAACGGTCAATTCCGGACTGAATTTCAGACGGAGATTCTGGGCCAGGTGACGTAAAAAACGTGTGATCAATGTATTCTCCCGCCCACGCCAGCTTCTTGAAGTCGTTTTCGTACATTGCAATGCGATGAGTGATCCGTGGGCACTCGCTCATCACGCTTGATCCGTTATACGGAATGTACAAATCGTCCGCCAAGACCAGTTTGCTGACCATGCGGCCACGCGTGGCGTCAAAATACACCTTCTTGAACACAGACCCACCGTATCCAAGATAGAACAACGCCTGATCCATCTCCGGCGTGTACTCAGACATCACCGTGGTGATCTGGTAGTTCATGAAATCCTGCACGCGCGCGGCCTGCTGGACCTTGTCCAGCGTCTCCTTGCCTACGATTTGCGTCCTTACAGGACCACCAGAGGGCATCAGTTCCTTAAACGCCTGCGCCTGGAACTGAACAATCGCCTCCGTCAGCATGGGATGCGCCGCACCGGACGCCCCGCGGAAGGGCTTGGTGCGTTCTTCCATCTTCAAGCCCAGCAACTCAAGGCCCTTGGTATACTGGGTCTCCCAGTCCCCGCGACTTGCCTTGTCCGCCTCGTACAGATCAAGTAGATCCAAGGCAATCTTGGACAGGGCAGAGGGGTCGATAACCTCTGCAAGGTTCTCGTAGAACCCTTTTTGAGGCCCCTCGTCCTCGCCTATTTCAATCGTTGCACTTCCATCGGGCTCGATAACGATCTCGATTTCCGGCATCTCGTCTGTGATGGCAACCATTCCAAAGGACGGTGCCGGATTTAGTGCTTTATCAATAGGCATCTAGGTTATCCATACTGTTTGATAAAGGAGTTCATGCCACTCGCAGCAAGTGCATTAGGCGTCGCTCCAATCAGGCTAGTGTAATCCTTTTTGGCTTCTCCCTCAGGCGTCATCGACTGATCTGCCTTGGAAATGAAGTAATTGTTATCCCCTTGGCTCATCTTGTCGTCAAACTGGCCGCTCATCTGGTCCCAGCCCTTGGTCAATTGTTCAAGGTCCGTGGCCCATGGACTACGGACCTCGCCGCCAGTTGCCCTTTTGATAAGACCATTGGCCAAGGCGTAGCTTGATAGGTCTACTATGCCTCTTGGGCCGACACTGGGAGTTGAAGACGGCGCGGGAGCTGGAGAAGGGGCCGGAGTAGTTCCAGAGGCAGGAGCGGTAGTCCCGGGCTGTTTCATTCCGGCCTTGAACTGTGCAATCGGGACATTCATCTCGATGGCAAGATCAGACATCTGACGTTTTTCAGGTTCAGTCAGCTCGTCCCACGCAACACCGGCCAGACCTCCCGCAAACTTCTTCCCGAGTTCAACGGGATTGGACAAAAGAGCCTGAAGGGCTCCCGCTCCAAATGCCTCGGAAGGGGAAGGCAGAATGCCAAGCTTCTGAACAATCGGGATCTTGACGATGTTGTTGAGGTTGATCCCAACCTTGCCAAGGATGTTGCCCCAGCCGTATCCGCCAAGACCTCCCATGAGCGCGCCCGTGATGCCGCCGGTTGCCGCTCCAAGGCCCGCGCCTACTGCTGCGCCCAACCATGGATTGATAACCCCGGCAATGGTTGTCAAGCCAATGCCAACAATCTTCCCGACCAGCGATCCAAAGAATGAATTGTCCTTGTCCATGCGCCGACCCAAATCGGCGTAGTACCAATTCATTCCGTTGATCAGATCAGCACTGGTACCCGTTTTCGGATTCTTGCTGAAATACTGGGCAAGTTTCCCTCCGATTTCCCCACCTATCTTGTTGTCGTTCCTGACGGTGAGATCCAGTCGCTGCCACAACGCGGGATCGTAGGGGTCAAAGCCAATTCCGATCAGACCGCCATAGGATGCGCTTATGGTATTGGGGTTATCGTTTCGCGCTCCAAGACCGCCGCCAAGCGTGACACCGTTGATAACAGTGCCTTGGGGAAGAGGTACATAGCCGGTACGGCGATGAATTCTGTTTATGTTCTGAGCAACATATTCATCACTTCCGTATGGAACAGGGGCCATTTGGCCTTTATTTAGAAAATACCAATCAACCGCTTCTAACAGATATCTTTTTTTCTCCTCGTTAGTAAGAGTGGCCCTGTCAATGCCAAACGTATTGTAGAAGTCATTAACGTTTTCCTGGCCCCAGGGGTTTTCACGAAACCAACGCTCGATTCGAAGATTAATAGTGGGGTCGTTTGGATCAAGGCCCGCGGCCCACAGGCCGGCACCCTTGGTATTTGGAATGGCGACGTTGCCACCAGCAAAGGCTTGACCAAAGCCCAGGTTGCCAAAGTTTTGATTCTTTGTCCCCGCAGCAATTGGGTCATACCCATCCTGAAGCGTTTTTCTAAATATCGCGTCGTCAATTTGCTGAAGCGTGACGTTAGTATTTTTCTTCCCATCTATGTAAAGAGGAGGAAGCGTTTCGCTAAGAACCTGGTTAACGTCTCGGTTCTTGAAGTCAAATGCCTTTGCAATGCCGGGTCCGACGTATTGCTTTACTTCGGGAGGACCGGAATTAAATCCAGGAACTCCGGGTATACTTATGAAAAAAGCAGCTCTTCCATTTTCTGCAACTTTGTACCCTGTGGTTGTTCCTCCCCAATTTCCAGGTTTGGAGGACACAATCGTCCCCACAGGAACAACAGTTCCATTGGCATAGAACAGCCTTCCCGTGGAATCTTCCTTCATGCCCGCGGCGTTGGCTGCCGCTGTAAATTCCTGCTTTTGAATCGGCGTGGACAAATATGATCCCGTGGGCGAAACCAGCTGTCCAGAAGGAGTGATAGGCACGACATTAGGATCGTTGGCAGTCAACTTCCCATCAGATCCAACGTAGAACTTGCCGCCCGCTCCAAGGTCGATGACTGTCCCCGTCGCTACGCGATTGCCTTGTTGATCTAAAATCAGGCCCTCGCTGTTGCGTTGCATGTCCCCGTTGACCAAAGTGTTTCCACGTGCTGGCCGGAAAGCTGGGGTTGTCGGCGTGGCAGGCGGAGTAGCCGGTGGGGTTACCGGAGTCTCCGGAGGGGTAACTGGCGGTGTTACCGGAGGGGTTACCGGAGTCTCCGGAGGGGTAACGGGCGGTGTTACCGGAGGGGTAACGGGCGGTGTTACCGGCGGTGTTACCGGCGGTGTTACCGGAGGTGTTACCGGAGGTGTTACCGGAGTCTCCGGAGGGGTAACGGGCGGTGTTACCGGAGGTGTTACCGGAGGTGTTACCGGAGGTGTTACCGGAGGTGTTACCGGAGGGGTAGTTGAAGAAGTTCCCCATTCAAACTTTCCGTCTGCCCCAATCCTGATTGGGATAACTCCGTCTTGGTTTAGAACCGTGTTAGGAGCAATCGCAACTCCATTTCGATCAAAAACCCTTCCGCTTGAATCAACTTGCAATCCTAACGAAGAAATCAACAAACCTGTCGCGTGAGCAGCAAGACTTGCCGGGCCTGTATACGTCGCGGGCTGCAGTGATCCGGTTGGTCCAGGCGTAGGCGTAGGCGTAGGCGTCGGGGTCGGAGTAGGCGTCGGGGTCGGAGTAGGAGTAGGCGTCGGAGTCGGGGTAGGCGTAGGCGTAGGCGTCGGAGTAGGCGTCGGAGTAGGCGTCGGAGTCGGAGTCGGAGTCGGAGTCGGAGTAGGCGTAGGCGTCGGGGTCGGGGTAGGCGTAGGCGTCGGGGTAATCCCGGGCGGGAGCGCTCCGATCAACTCCGCGTACTGCTGGGAAGCGGACTTCCTGCCTTGGAAATCAGTAATAGGCTTGAGCCTTGGCCAGTCAGTAGTGACCCTGTCCGGACGCCAGTTCAAGACATCCTGCGCGGTTCCTGTCGGCGTGCGTGCCCCATAGTCAGGGATATTTACCGAAGGCGGAGTGGGGGCAGGCGTGGTGACAGGTGTCTGTCCGGGAACTTGAACAGGGGGGCTGTACCCCGGCA